GGGCGACTACCTCGTCTACCGCAAGCACATGGCCGCCGAGCGGTCGGAGATCGAGCGGGTGGTGCTCGATCCGCTGCTGGAGAAGTGGATCGAGGAAGCCACGTTCGTCGACGGCGCGATCCCCGACGGCCTGCCGCCGCGCGATCAGTGGACTTGGCGGTGGCGGTGGGACGGGTTCGAGCACATCGACCCGCTGAAGGAAGCCAACGCCGAGACGGTGGGCCTAGACGCGAAGACCGTGAGCCGGGCCGAAGCCTGCGCCCGCCGGGGCAAGGACTGGCGGCAGGTGTTCCGCCAGATCGCCGCCGAGAAGGCATACGCGGACGAGTTGGGGATCGACCTGACGCCGGCGGCCGCCGCCCCGGCGGCCGATCCCGTTGACCAGCCCCAGGGAGCCGACGCATGAGCCAGAAGCTGCGCATCACCGGAGAGGCCACGCTGATCGACGCCCCGCTCCTGGCGGACGGCACGAGCGGCGGCAACCCGAAGTTCAGCCTCGTGGGCTACACCGGCCGGGCCATCCGGCAGGCGTGGAGCCGCACGCCGCTGGTCGTGGATCTCGCGGGCATGGACACGACCAGCCAGGTCGTGGCCGTGATGCTCGGCCACCAGTACGACATGGACCATGCCGTCGGCCAGGCGAGCGAAGTGGTCAACAGCGGCACGGATCTCACGGTCGCCACCGAGGTGATCGGCGAGAGCGAAGAGGTGGCCAAGGCCGTGAACCTCGCCCGCAAGGGATGGAAGTTCCAGGCGTCGATCGGGGCCGATGTCGGCCGGATCGAGAACATCGCCGCCGGCGAGAGCGTCGAGGTGAACGGCCGCCAGTTCGCCGGCCCGATCAGCGTGGTGCGTGCGAGCACGCTCCGCGAGGTGTCGATCGTCCTTTTCGGAGCAGACGCCGCTACGTCTGCCGCGATCGCTGCGGAAGCGAATGATGGAGGTTTCCACATGGCGGATCACGCCAACCAGAAGCCCGACGAGGTCAAGGCCTCGGCGGAAGCCACGGCGAAGGTCGCCGTGGAAGCCAAGGCCCCCGAGGCCGTGACGCCGCCCGCTCCCCCCGTGGACCTGGGCGTGCTCAAGGCCGAGCTGCTCGAGCAGCTGCGGAAGGAGGTCAAGGCCGAAGCCCTCGCGGACATCCGTGCCGACCGTCCCGCCGCTCCGGCGGTCCACGTCGTCGCCAAGCCGGCCGAGACCGACGAGATGCTCGTCGCCTCGATCTGCATGGCCGGCAACCTGCCGGGCGTGGAGAAGCAGTTCGGCGAGCGGACGCTCGAAGCCGCCCACAAGCGGCGGAACATGGGCCTCCAGGAGATGCTCCTCCGTGCGGCGAAGGCGAACGGCTACCAGGGTGACGCCTACAAGCTCACCGACGGCAACCTCCGCGACGTGCTGAAGGCTTCGTTCGGATCGAGCACCCACTCGATCGCCAACGTGGTCGGCACGGCCTACGGCAAGTTCCTCCTCAACGGCTACACCTCGGTGGAGTCGGTGTGGGATCGGATCTCCATGATCCGCCCCGTCTCCGACTTCAAGGCAGTGACCGGCGTTCGCGTGAACGGCGGTTTCGTGTTCGAGGAGGTCGGCCCGGCCGGTGAGCTCAAGTCGGCCGAAGCGACCGACGAGGCTCGTTCGTTCGGTGCGAAGTCCTACGGCCGGATCTCCGCGATCAGCCGTCGGGACATCATCAACGACGACCTCGGTGCTCTGACCGTGGTGCCCACCCGGCTCGGCCGTGGTGCGGCTCTCCGGTTCAACACCAACTTCTGGACCGAGTTCCAGGCGTCCAACGCCACCTACTTCGAGCGGGCCACGGCCGGGGCGGGCAACGCCTTCAGCCTGACCAGCCTGAAGGCGGCGGTGGCGGCCTACCGGAAGGTCAACGACGCGGACGGCAACCCGCTGGGCGTGAATCCGTCGATCCTCCTGCTCCCGCCGGAGCTGGAGATCGCGGGTGCCGAGGCCATGGGCTCGGCCCTGGTTCACGGCACGAGCGGTGCGGCCCCCAGCACGAACGTGCTGGCCGGTCGGTACCAGGTCGTGTCGTCGGTCTACCTGTCGAGCGCGAGCACCTGGTGGCTCGTGGCGAACCCGGGCGACCTGAACGCGATGGAGGTGCTGTTCCTCAACGGCAACCGCAACCCCGTCGTGGAGCAGGCCGAGGCGGACTTCGACACGCTCGGCATCCAGGTCCGCGGGTACTTCGACTTCGGTGTCGCCAAGGGCGAGCCGAAGAGCTGCTACCGGATGGCCACGGCCTGACCCTGACAGTGCAAATCGTGCCCGGGGCCGGGAGCCCAAGCCCGGCCCCGGGGTGACGAACCAAGTTCTTTCCAGATTCCAGAAAGCGAGAAACAAACATGGCGACGTTCGTGCAGAGGGGCGAGGCGATCGACTACACCCCGACGGCCGCGGTGGCCGCCGGTGCGGTGGTCGTGATGGGGACCGTGGGTGTCGGCGTGGTGCCGGTGGGCCTCGCGGCCGGCGAGAAGGGCAGCCTGGTGGTCAAGGGTGTCGTGCGGCACGCGAAGACCGCCAACCAGGCGATCAACGCCTACGCGAAGGTGTACTGGGACGCAACCAACAGCGTCTTCACCGGCACCGCGAGCACCAACGTGCTCGTGGGCTACGCGGTGGCCACGGCTGCCGCTGGCGATGCGACGGTCGATGTTCAGCTGATGAATTCCTGATCCATGCCTCGGGGGCGGGCCGCGTCAGTCGCAGCCCGCCCCCGGCAGTGGCCGGAGGTGGCGAAGTGCAGGACATGCTCGCGAACGCTGGCAGCTGGTTTGAGCGGCAGCGGCGCGAGCATCTGGCGGTGCTCGTCGGCTACCTGCCGGCCGGAGCCAGCCATCCGGTCACGTGCCGGGCCACGCCGACCATCGGCCGGTGGGAGGGGATCGACGCGGCGGGGCAGATGGTGCGGATCGAGACGCGGGACTTCATCATCGGGTTCGCCGACTATGCAGCCGACCCTGTTCGCGGTGATCGGATCGTGGTGGAGGAGGCTGGTATCGAGCGGACCTATGAGGTGGTCATCCCGGCGGGCTCCCAGCAAGCCTGGCGATGGGTGGACCGCAACCAGGGAGTCCGCCGCATTCATACGCTGGAAATCGAGAAGGTGAAGAATGGCCGTCTTTGAGCAGCTTCCTGGCGACTTGAGCTTGGCACTTGTCCGGGGCGACGAGTTCCCGTTCTCGGCCACGTTCAACGCCAACCTCACCGGCTACACGCTCCAGGCGTCGATCTATAACGACGCCACGGGGGCGGAGATCACTGCCCCGACGATGACGATGACAACGGCCACGGTGAACGGCGTGACCACATCGACGGTCGCGTTCCTGCTGACGGAGACCCAGACGACATCGCTCACGGCGGCCCGGATGCGGTGGTTCTTCCGGTGGGTGAGCCCGGCACCTGGCAGCGTGACGCGGACGGTTCTGGCAGGCACCGTAAAGGCGATCAAGGCATGAGCGAAGTTTCCGTCACTGTCGGCGGCACAGGAGTCACGGTTGCCGTGAACGGCAACACGACCGTGGCCACAGTCACGGCCGGCGGGTCGGTGCAGGTGACGCTCACCGACACCAGCCCGCCGACATGGTCCGGGATCGCCGGCAAGCCGACGACGTTCCCGCCGCAGGCCCACTCCCACGCCATCGGCGACGTGACCGGGCTCACGGCGGCCCTGGCCCAGAAGGTCGAGTTGGACGGCAACGGCAAGGTCCTGGCCTCCCAGCTGCCGAGCTTCGTGGACGACGTGCTCGAGGTCGCCAACGCCGCTGCCCTCCCGGCCACGGGCGAGAGCGGGAAGATCTACGTCACGATCGACAACGGGAAGGTGTTCCGCTGGAGCGGCTCACAGTACATCGAGATTTCGGCCTACTCGCTGCCCGTTGCCACGGCATCCGTCCTGGGTGGCGTCAAGATCGGCAGCGGCATCAGCATCGACGGCAATGGCGTGATCTCGGCGTCCGCTGGATACAGTCTCCCGGCAGCCACCACATCAACGCTCGGCGGAGTCATCGTCGGGACTGGCCTTGGAGTCTCGTCTGGCACGGTGAGCGTGTCCTACGGCACGACCAGCGGCACGGCGTGCCAAGGGAACGACTCGCGCCTGTCCGACCAGCGGGTGCCGACCGATGGCAGCGTCACGACGGCAAAAATCGCGGACGGGGCTGTGACCGCTGCGAAAATCGCGAGCAACCAAGCCGTGACGTTCCTGAACGTGACCGCGAGTGCGATGATTGGCGGCACTGGCGGCGTGACGGCCAATATGGGGAGGCTCGCTGTCCTGGGCATTGGTGCCACGACGCTGTTCGAGGTGAGTTCTCTCGGCGTCGTGACCATCGGCACATGGCAGGGCACGGCCGTAGGAGTGGGCTTCGGCGGCACTGGCGCGACCACGGCCTCGGCGGCTCGCACGAACCTCGGCGTAGCCATCGGCACCGACGTCGCGGCGGCCTCGCACACCCACTCCGCAGCCGACATCACCTCCGGCACCGTCGCCACGGCGAGGCTCGGCAGCGGGACGGCTTCGGCGTCCACGTTCTTGCGGGGCGACGGAACATGGGCGACGGCTGGCAGCTCGTCGGCGTCCGACCTGACGAGCGGCACGCTCTCAAACGCCCGCCTGACCGCTAGCGCGAGGGCCGCGATCAACGTCTTTAACTGGTCGTCTTTCAGGTAGGAGCATCTCATGGCCGACAATCCATCCTTCGCCGTCACGCCGCGTCTCGCATCCGTCAACATCGCCACCGCGAATACGAACCGCGACGGCACGGGCACCGTTGCCACGCTCATCACTGGGGCGGCGACCGGGACGCGAGTCGCCGAGATCGTCATCAAGGCCCGCGTGACCACCACAGCGGGGCAGGTGCGGGTGTTCCTGCATGACGGCACCAACTTCTTCTTCTTCGACGAGATCGCGGTGACGGCGGCAACGCCGTCGAATAGCGTGCAGAGCGTTCGCGCTCGCGCGACCTACGACAACCTCGTCCTGCCGAGCGCATCTTGGTCGGTGCGAGTCAGCACGCACAACGCTGAGAGCATCGACGTAACGGCGCTCGGGGCCGACCTGTGAATCCCGGCATCCTGACCAGCGGGTACGTCTCACCGCGCATGCCCTACGGGCTGCTCGGCAGCCCGCAGCCGGTGCCGATGATCGACGCGAGTGCGATCCACCCCGAGGCCGCGGATTGGGCCAATCGCGTGCGAGCCAACGGCGGAAGCGTCAGCGGTTTGACGCTCGCCGCCGTCTCGCGGTTGTGCCGCCGCATCGACGCGGCAGGCATTCGCGACCGGTTCTTCCGCCTCGGCATTTTCGCGGGGTCGAATCTGTCCGCTGCACTCGTCCCGCTATTCCGAGGCCCGTCGCTGACTGGCACGCAATTCGGAAACGCCACCGATACAAACGTCAACTTTGTCAGCGGGGACTACGTTGAGACGGGCGCTAACGGTGGCCTTCTCGGCAACACCACAAGCAAATCACTGTCGCCTGGATTTCAGACGCAACATTTCCCGGCTGTATCTAGCACGCACCATGCTTTTTGGTGGAGAGGCGGAACAGTCTCACAGACTTGGCGCGCAATTGGAGTCTTCGGGCCGACTGGCGACCACTACACGCTAGACGTGCGAACGGCGGCCGTAGGTGGCGTCGTCGCGCGCGTAGGAAACAACACAAACACCATCAGCACTAATTACGCAATAGAGTCTGCCGGTTCGTTTATCGCATCGCGAACATCACATACGGCAGTTGGGCTTTACTACAACGGCTCATCTGTAGCCACTTCGTCTACGAATAGTTCTACGACCGTCTTATCCAGCACCGCCATTGAAGTTATGAGCGGCGGCGGAACATTTTTCCCGTATCGCTCGTGCGGTTACTCATTCGGGGCAGGCATGACGCAGACGCAGGCAGCCGCATTTCATTCCGCATGGAGCAATTTTCAAACCGCGCTTGGTAGAGGGTTATGACACTCTCCGACCTCACTCTCCCGATCAGTGACGCGGACGCAAAGGCGCTGGCGTTGGTGTTCACTCCGACGCTGGCGGGCCGCCTCGCGCAACTCCACGCCCAGTGCGGCACGCCCAACTGTGTCCCAATGCCGCGCATGCTGACCGACGGGCGGCTCATGCTTTGCGCCGACATCCTCACCGAAGTCATGCCGGGCGGACTGCTCCACGCGATGTGGGCAGCGGCCGACCAGGCCACGCTCCTCGCGAGCGTTGAGGTGATCCCGTGGGCCGATGCCGTGGCACTGCTCCCACCCGAGCCAGCCACCCCATGACCACCCCCACCCCTGCCGCCGTGCTCCTGGCCGCCGGCCGCTGCTGCGGACGGCGCTGCGTCAACTGCCCGTATACGCCGAGGTGGGTGGCGGGGGCGACGAACACGAGGTAGATCATGCCAGCCGATCCACACATCCAACGGCTCGTAGGCCAGAAGCTCGCGGAGGCCCTGTCGGACTACGACTGGCCCGGGGCCATCCCGACTATCGAGGCCGCCTGGCGGCGGAAGCCGGACTACGGGATCGAAGACCTCGGCAACCTGAAGGTGTCGGTCGTCCCCGGCCCGATCCAGATCAACCAGCGGGAGCGGCAGCCCCGCGGGTGC